ACATTGAGATACCCAAGTTGAATGCGAGCGTCAATAGAAAAACAGTCGAATCTCTAGCTCCTAAAGAAATCAAAGCAATCAAGTCAATCATGAAGGAAGAGGTGGACTTCTTCCAATCCAAAGGAATTAAATTCAATGCTTAAAATCAGACCCGTCTACAGATGGCTCCCGCTCCGTTGGTCTTGGATCGGCGGTATCACCATCTACCCGTTCATCTTCTTCAAGCGCACGAAAGAGGAAGTCACAGATCGCCTGTTCCGCCATGAGCTACAACACATCTATCAGGTACAGGAATTGGGTTGGTTCCGGTTCTACCTGTCCTACCTGTGGCAGAACATCCGCGTTGGCTACAAGAAGAACAAGTACGAAGTCGCGGCTGAACTCATGGAAAACACTCCTCTGACTGCCAAAGAGCGAGCATTGAAAGACTCCTAAATAGGGTACAACCGAGGGACTTCCATGGCAAAACCAACTACTAAGACAGAACTCAAGGACTACTGCCTGCGCAAGCTAGGCTTTCCGGTCATTGATATCAACGTGGACGACGATCAGGTAGACGACCGAATTGACGACGCGCTCCAAAAGTACGTCCAGTTCCACTATGACGCTACCTTCCCTGACTATCTGGCTATCAAGATGACCCCGGAAATGCTCGCCAACGGCAGCAACGTGACCTCGCGGGATGTTGCAAACGGTAACGTGGCTGCGTCCACCTACAGTTGGGTACCGCTGCCGGAAGGTGTTGTCGGCGTGAACCGCATCTTCCCTCTTACGGGCGAAGTGGTTTCGGGCGGCGGCTCTTCGGCTAATTTCAACATCTTCGACATAAACTACCAGTTGCGTCTTAACGAGCTTTATGAATTCACCAGTTCATCTTACCAGTATTACTGGATTGCCCGTACCCACATCCGTATGCTAGAACTAATTCTAATTGGACAGAACCCTGTGCGGTTCTCCAAGCACATGAATCGGCTGTACATCGACATGCACTGGAATGCTCCGGAAGTTCCTTCCAACACCTTCATCATGGTCGAATGTACTCGCGTCATCGAACCGGCTGACTTTCCAAAGGTCTACAACGACGAATGGCTCAAGGAATACTCCACGCAGCTTATCAAGAAGCAATGGGGCGAGAACATGAAGAAGTATGGTAACTACACGCTGCCGGGAGGCATGGTCATCAATGGTCAGGGCATCTACGAAGAAGCCATGGCTGATATCATTCGCCTTGAGGAACAGATGCGCGACACATGGGAACTCCCACCAGATTTTCTCATCGGGTGATCCATGCCAACTAGCGTCTATTTCAACAATCAGAACGCAAGCCGAGAGCAGATGCTCTTGGAGGATTTGGTCATTGAGAGCATCCGCAATCATGGCATCGACGTTTACTACATGCCGCGAACTTCACAAGGAACGCTAGACACGCTGTTTGGTGATGATCCGGTCAAGTATTACGATCAGGCTATCAAGATCGACATGTACCTTGAGACCTTCCAAGACTTCGGTGGTCAGCAGGAATTCTTCTCCAAGTTCGGTTTACAGATCGAAAAGACCGCTCGGCTTGCTGTGGCTCGCCGCACCTTTGAGAAGTATGTGCAGCAACGCCTGCGCCTGATGCCAAAGGAAGGTGATTTGGTCTTCATGCCAACGCAGCGCAAGATGATGGAAATTCGCTTCGTTGAGCGGGACGCATCGTTCTATCAGTTGGGTAAGATCATTCCTTACATGTACGCACTGTCGATGGAAACCTTCAAGTACAACGGCGAATTTTTCAATACTGGTATCGAGGAGATTGACCTGATGGGTGACGAGTCTGCAATCTCCATCAACTACAACGTTTCCCCAACTTCTACTGCGACCTTTGAGCGCGGTGAAATTGCATACCAAGGTACGTCCCCAACGACGAACAATATATTCGGTATAGTAGTTGACTACGACCGTCCATCGGGTATCCTACGTCTACGCAACATCCGTGGTGAATTTGCAACTGCAAATGCAACCATCCGTGGATTTACTAGCGGCGCGACTGCCAACTCGTTGAGTTATGACATTCTCTACGACGCAACGATTCCACAGGGCGAGATTGGAGATAACGTCATCATCCAAGAAGAAGCCAACACGTACATGGACTTCTCTGAGTCCAACCCATTTGGTAGCCCATAATGCTAGCGCAAACACACTATTATCACCGCATAATTCGCAAACTCGTAGTGTCCTTCGGGTCGCTGTTCAACGACATGCGGCTAGTGCGCTACGACCAGACGACCAACTCAGACATTGAGATTGAGCGTATCACCGTTCCTCTGATGTACGCATCGAAGGAAAAGTTCTACATGCGCATCAACAACTCGCCAGACTTTGTGAATCCGATGAACCTGACGCTACCGCGCATGGCGTTCGAAATGAACGGAATCTCCTATGACCCGTTGCGCAAGATTTCCAACTTCTCCGACCAGTTCGCAGAAGGTCTACCGCTTGGCTTGAAGAAGGTCAGGTACACTCCATACAACTTCGATTTCAACCTGTATGTGTTCGTTCGTAACACGGAAGATGGCGCACAGATCGTTGAGCAGATTCTCCCGTACTTCACGCCCGACTATACAGTGACTCTGGATTTCGTTGGCATCAACGACATGAAGCTAGACGTTCCAATCGTCTTCAACTCCATCACCTATGATGACTCTCATGAAGGTGATCCTGAGTCAACCCGTTCGATCATCTGGACGCTAAACTTCACCGCAAAGGGATACCTCTTCGGACCAGTGGGCGATATCCGTCCTATCCGCAAGGTTACTGCGAACGTGTTCGATGCGACCTTTGAGACTAACCCATTGCGCTCACTCCTACTCACACCATCTACCGCAAACACTGACTGTGGTGATTACAAGTACGATGAACTCGTCTATCAGGGACGCGACGTTTCGGAGGCTACGGCTACCGCATACGTCAAGAAGTGGAACACTACTTCTAATACCATCGTGGTCTATGACACCAACGGAACCTTCCGCGACAACGTGGTTCTAGTCGGCGCATCGTCCGGAGCTAGATATAACGTGTCCTCCACGAATACTGACCCTAACCAGTTGGTCAGAATTACGGTCGAACCAGACCCGCTAACAGCCAACACCATAGACGAGGCATTTGGTTTCTCCACCAATATCACTGAGTACGTATAAACCATGAGCGTAATTGAACAGAAGCTCAACGACATTCTAGAAGTAGAAATCGTTGGCGAAGTCATCACCATCGAGCCAGAAGTCGTCAGCAGCGAAGTCATCGTTGCACCTGAGACTTTGCCTGCCGTTATCGAAGAGCCATCACAGCAACGTGATGTTGAATACGACTACGAATACGCTCGCACCACACATCGCGACCTTCTAGAGCAGGGACAGGATGCCCTGCCCGACCTACTCAAAGTCGCGAAAGAGTCGCAGCATCCTCGCGCGTATGAAGTCGCAGCCGGATTCCTCAAGACCCTCTCCGACATGACCGACAAGCTCATGATTCTCCACACTGTCAAAAAGAAGTTGGATGGTGAAGATGGCGGTCCTCGTCCGACCACTACGAACATTGATAAGGCTGTCTTCGTTGGAAGCACGGCAGAACTATTGAAGCAGATCAAGAATGAGCCTACCGTCTAATCCGAATCCAAACGTCCTCGCTTTCAAGGGGTACATGGGTTCCCCGAAGCTCAAGCGCGTCGGTATCAACATCTCGCTATCTCAATATGAGATGGACGAGTATCGCAAGTGCGCGGCTGATCCAAACTACTTCATCGAACGCTACGTCAAGATCATCACGCTCGACAAGGGACTGGTGAGCATCACGCTGTACCCGTTTCAGCGGGATGCCGTAACGAAGATCACACAAAACCGCGAAGTCATCATCAAGGCGGGTCGTCAGGTCGGTAAGACCACAATGACCGTGGGTGTTCTCCTATGGTACATCCTCTTCAACGAAGCCAAGACCGTCGCCATCCTCGCAAACAAGGCAAAGACGGCTCGCGAAATTCTGAACCGGTTGAAGATTGCCTATGCCGAAGTCCCAAAGTGGATGCAGCAGGGTGTCATGGAATGGAACAAGGGCGACATTTCCCTAGAGAACAACTCCCGCGTCCTCGCAGACTCGACCGCATCTACCGCAATCCGTGGTTGGTCCATCAACTTCCTGTATCTGGACGAATTCGCGTTCGTCCCAAACAACATCGCAGAAGACTTCTTCTCGTCCGTCTACCCAACCATTACGTCGGGTGAAACGGCACAGATTCTCATATCCTCTACCCCAAACGGCATGAACCACTTCTACAAGATGTGGACCGAGGCGGTGGAAAAGAAGAACGATTTCGTCCATATCTCGGCATCGTGGCGCGAAGTACCGGGACGCACTGACGAATGGGCAGAGAAGCAGCGGCGCAACTTGGGCGACGAAAAGTATCTACAGGAAATGGAGTGCGAGTTCCAAGGCTCCCAAGGCACGCTCATTTCGGGTATGGTTCTCAAGAGCCTAGCCTTTGTCAGACCAGAAACCTTCGAAGGAATCGTCGGACTTTGCTTCTACCAGAAGCCGGTCGTCGGTCGGAAATACGTGACAGTTTGCGACACTTCGCGCGGAAAAGGGCTTGACTATTCCGCTTTCGTGGTCATAGATGTAACTGAAATTCCATATAAGGTCGTCTGCACCTACAAGGACAACGATATTAGTCCTATTTTGTTCCCGTCCATCATCGCTAAGATGAGTAAGTGGTATAACCAAGCCTACGTTCTAGTTGAAATTAACGATAACGGGCAGCAAGTGGTCGATTCCCTCTTTGACGACTACGAGTACGAGAACATCCTTTCGACCGTGGTGAGCAAGCAGAAGGTCGTCCTGTCGTGGGCATCGGGCGGCGCAGGCAGCGACCGTGGTATTCGTACCACGAAGTCGGTCAAGCGGCTCGGCTGTTCGCTCATGAAGACCCTGATCGAGTCCTACCAGTTGACCTTCCAAGACTTCAACATCATTGCGGAGCTTTCAACTTTCATAAATAAGCGGAACAGTTACGAAGCCGATGAGGGGTCAAACGACGACCTCGTTATGTGCCTAGTCCTGTTCTCTTGGATGACCAACCAACCCTTCTTTTCCGACCTGTGCAACACAAACATCAAGGAAAAGCTCTACCGAGAACAGATGGCTCAGATTGACAACTCTGCCCTGCCCCTACCCCTCTACAACGACGGCAATCCGGTGGATATGTCCTACGTCGAAGACGGGTCTGTGTGGGAAGTAGTGAGTCATTGAAAAACCTAAATAAACGGCAATTCCGAATTCCTCTTATCAGGAGTAGACCCTCATGACATTTCAAGTATCTCCCGGCGTAAACACTTCCGAAATTGACGCAACGACAGTTATTCCTGCCGTTTCGACCTCTTCCGGTGCAGTCGCAGGACCGTTCGATTGGGGTCCAGTCGAAACTGTTCGCCAAGTTTCCAATGAAAACGAGCTAGTCTCGGTCTTCGGAAAGCCTTCGACAAACTCCGCAGCAGTCTTCTTCACTGGCGCAAACTTCCTTGCCTACGCAAGCGACCTTCGCGTAATCCGTGCGGCAAACACCTCTTCAAACAATGCTTACGGAAACGTCGGCAGCATGGTTGCGGTCTACTCTCCTAACGAAGAAATTCACGAAGCTAACACATCCCTAAACACGATCACCAACAGCGTAGCAATCGCACGCTACCCAAGTGTGTTGGGCAACTCGCTCAAGGTCAGCATCCTCGCAAACACCTCGTTTGGTACGTGGGAATATGCTTCTCTGTTCGACAAGGCTCCCGGCACTTCCTACTTCGTGCGCAGCACATTTGGCAACACGACCGCAAACGACGAACTACACCTTGTTGTCGTTGACGAAGACGGCGCATTCACTGGTTCTCCCGGCACGGTTCTTGAGAAGTTCGCAAATCTTTCCAAGGCAACCAATGCCAAGAGTGAACAGGGTGAGTCGCTCTACTGGAAGGACGTAATCTTCCGCAAGTCGCGCTACGTCTACATCACTGGTGTTCCTTTCCAAGCATCCGGTTCGGTTGTCGATAACTGGGGCGTTGCAGCAAATGCAACCTCCGCATTCCAGACGACCGTTGCAGCAAACGTTGCGTTCCAAACCATGTTCTCGTTCTCCAATGGATCGTCTACTGTACTAACAGACGGCGACTACATTCGCGGATACGACAAGATCGCACAAGCCGAAGAAGTCGATGTTCAGTTGGTCATGCTCGGCGGCGCAAACTCAGCCGTCGCAATCGACGTAGTTGGCACGGTCGAAAGCCGTAAGGACTGCGTTGCATTCCTGTCGCCACGCCTCGCAAACGTGCAGGCTACCGACGCAACCACTTCGGTCATCAACTACCGCAACAACGAACTGTCCAACCTGTCTTCTTCCTACGCAGTCATCGACTCCGGTTGGAAGTATCAGTACGACAAGTACAACGACGTTTACCGTTGGGTGCCTCTAAACGGCGATATCGCCGGTCTATGCGCACGCACCGACACGGATCGTGACCCTTGGTTCTCGCCTGCCGGTCTAACTCGCGGACAGATCAAGAATGTCATCAAGTTGGCGTACAACCCAACGAAGGCAAACCGTGACGAACTCTACAAGAACGGTGTCAACCCTGTCGTCAGCTTTACTGGCGAAGGCACGATGCTCTTCGGAGACAAGACGCTGCTCGGTCGTCCATCCGCGTTTGACCGCATCAACGTCCGTCGCCTCTTCATCGTCCTTGAAAAGTCGATTGCGAAGGCATCGCGTTCCAGCCTGTTTGAGTTCAACGATGAATTCACTCGCGCACAGTTCGTGAACCTCGTTGAGCCATTCCTGCGCACCGTTCAGGGTCGCCGTGGTATCTACGACTATCGCGTAGTCTGCGACGAAACCAACAACACAGCCGAAGTAATTGACCGTAACGAATTCATCGGTGATATCTACGTCAAGCCTGCTAAGTCGATCAACTTTATCCAGTTGAACTTCGTCGCAGTTAGAACGGGTGTCGCCTTCGAAGAAATCGTCGGCAAGTTCTGATAAATACTAGGCTCACAGGAGATTAACAGATGTTTAACGTAGATAGTTTCAGAACAGCGATGCAGTTCGACGGAGCGCGTCCCAACCTCTTCGAAGTTGTGTTGCAGTTCCCGTCATTCGTTCAGCTAGGAAGTCAGGCAACGTCCCTCTCGCGATTCTTCGTGAAGACGGCGCAGCTTCCCGGCAGCACGATTGGTGCAGTAACCGTTCCTTACTTCGGTCGCGAAGTTAAGGTCGCAGGCAACCGTACCTTCCAAGATTGGTCAGTCACCGTCATCAACGACGAAGACTTCACCATCCGCAACGCTTTCGAAAGATGGCACCGTGGTATCAACGGCAACCAGACGAACCTTCGTGAGCCGGGAGCAGTTTCGACTTCTCCTCTCGCACCGGGAACGTCCTATTCCGTCGATGCAGAAGTGTATCAGTATTCGAAGGCAGGCGGCTCGCCTCTCAAGAAGTATCGTTTCGTCGGCATGTTCCCTAACGACATTGCAGGCATCGACCTTGATTGGAGTTCCAACGATACCATCGAAGAGTTCTCAGTAACCCTCTCGTACCAGTATTGGCTGTCCGAAGATACGAAGTCTGCGGTTCCGCAGTCTAGAGCTTAATTTGAAAGTGGGAGCGTTGATCTTAAAGTCAACGCTTCCTAAATTTGATATGGAGTAAAGCATGGCACAAGAGCAACAAGGCATCTCGCTTTTCGGGTGGCAGATCACTCGGGCTACTGGTAATCAAACGATTGACCAGCAAGCACCTGCAATTGCAGCACCTCAGACAGATGATGGTGCATACACGATCAACGCCGGTTCGCTCGGCGGCTACTACGGCACTTACCTCAATCTAGAATCCGCGTTCAAGAACGAGAACGAACTAATTTCTCGTTATCGCACGATGGCTATGCAGCCAGAAGTGGAAGCGGCTATTGATGAAATCGTCAACGAAGCAATCGTTCACGACAAAAAGGGTATGACCGTCGAAATCATTCTTGATGAACTCAAGCAATCCGAATCAATCAAGGGCATGATTCGTGAAGAGTTTAAGGCTGTCCTGCGAATGCTCGACTTCGACAACAACGGACACGATATTTTCAAGCGTTGGTATGTCGATGGTCGTCTGTTCTATCAGGTACAGATTGACGAAGCACAACCAAAGAACGGAATCGTCGGTCTCGTCTATCTCGACCCACGCAAGATTCGCAAGATTCGTACTGTCATCAAGAACAAAGACCCACGCACAGGCGTAGAGTTTGTGTCTGGTTATGCAGACTTCTACGTGTACAACGACAAGTCGATGACTGCCGGTAACATGGTCATGTCCTCACCTGTCGATGCTTCCATGAAGATCGCAGAAGACGCAGTTGTGAACATCAACTCTGGTTTGATGGACGTAACTCGCAACATGGTTCTGTCCTATCTCCACAAGGCAATCAAGCCACTCAACCAGTTGCGCATGATCGAAGACGCGGTGGTTATCTATCGCCTATCTCGCGCACCAGAACGTCGCGTGTTCTACATCGACGTTGGCAACCTTCCTAAGATGAAGGCTGACCAGTACATGAACGATATCATGACGAAGTTCCGCAACAAGATCGTCTATGATGCACAGACTGGTGAAGTCAAGGATGACCGCAAGTTCACTTCGATGATCGAAGACTTCTGGATTCCTCGCCGTGGTGAAGGTAAGTCTACTGAAATCACGACACTTCCTGCCGGTCAGTCGCTAGGACAGTTGGACGACGTAAAGTATTTCCAACAGGTTCTCTATCGCTCACTCGGCGTTCCTGTGTCGCGTCTAGAGCCACAGCAGGGATTCTCGATGGGTCGCTCCAACGAAATCACTCGCGACGAACTGAGATTCAATAAGTTTGTCGAACGAATTCGCGCAAAG